AATCTATTCTTGGAGCTTTAAAAGTCATATTGCCTGCAGATTGCACAGTATATGTTCCACTAACATTCACATTAACATTACCTTTCACTTCTATATTTACATCCCCTTGAATATACACAGTTTTATTCTTTGCAACAATCTCATAACTATCCCCAACTATTTTATCTACACGTCTGCCAGTTTCATCTATTTCCGTATATGTCCCCATCTTATGACGAGTGTTTATTCTTTCATGATTTGGTGTATCATCTATTTCAAAAATATGACCAGACTCTGATTTGAATACTTTGTTATATGGATACTTTGATTTGTAAGCGGATTCTGGTTCTGGTCCAAGCTGTGGATTATTTATTGTATTCATTTCCCGTGCTTGGGATGGAACATCATGCAATTTTGGATCTCTATCAGGAATACCAAACATTGAACCAAAATAAACTGGCATTTGACTTTCTGCACTATCCATAAAAAATCCAAATACAGTGGAACCAACTTCCACACCTACAGGGGCAAGACCAACTTCTGACATAGATGAACTTATAATTGGAACAAGAGGAATTGCCCAAGGTAAACTTTTTGTAGGAATATCTTGCTTATTTTCTGTATTATGAACAGTATTAATTCTTATTCTTACACGACCAAGTTTCAACGGATCATCTCTATCTTCCACAACACCAAAAAACCACTTAAAGCCTTCAGAACCAATATTTTTAGTTGTCATACTGAATATCCCATTTTTCGTATTTTCATTGCAACATAGTGTGAAGCTTCACCCGGACCTGGTGATATTATATGTCTTAAATGTGTAATTAAATACACACCGGAAATCTTTGCCTCATCAGAATTACGTTCTGTTGTACCTTTGACATTTTTTGTTTTAATGTTTAATGTTTCCCCTACGGTTAAATCAGAATCCCCGTAAACTAAGATGTCTAATTCTATTGAACTAAACAATGAGCTAAATGCTATTTTACCACCAATTGCATCAGGTAATAAATTTGTAGTTAGTGATGAATCTTTAGCTGTAAAAAATGTTGTTGGCTTTTTATTTTCTTTGTTCAAATCAGCCATAAAGGATTGTGAATTTAAAGGGGACGCCAGTTTATCTGATGAAGTAAATTGACTTGCACTTTTAGAAAAGTTAAGTTCTTTTTTATCCACAGATTTTGTAATCATATCAAAACTTTCAACAGAGCTATTATATGCACCACCCCCAACATTTTTAATAGAATCAGCCATACTTAATTTTTTTAATGTTATAATATTTCTAAACGAATTGGTTCTAACATCTTTATCTGGGGATACGTTTGAATTGTCGTATGTAAATTCTCTTGAACCTATATCAAAGCGTTGAGATTTAATTAATGATTCAATTGTTCTAAAATTAAATCCATATTGATTTTCAAAAAATACAAATGATGATTGAGGAACATCTGCACTTACAGCTCTTTCCCTTAAAAAACTAATTGCTTGAAATGAATACAAATTAGGTATTGTTACTGGTACAACACCTTTAGTTTTTTCAATGAAAATTAATTTATCACACCCTAACGATTTCAAAATTTGTGGAACTATTCTTTCCACAGGGTCTTCAGAACATATATTAATTTTACCTCTTTTGATTGCCATTACTGTTTCTGAAGAAACACATTCAAGTATGTAAACAGACATTCTACTGTTTGGTAAATCAGACTTATCCCTCATTTTAAACACATTAAAATTGTAAATTGTAATATCATCTACACCTGGTGTTTTAAAAGAAATTTTTACTGTTTCTTCACCTAATATAGGAAAGTTGTTCCAAAGATCAATACCATCTTCCATTAATATTTCACAATATATGGTAGGATCGTACATACTTTCAAAAATACTTAAATTTTTAATTTGTGGTGTTATGTCAAGCGAGCCTCCAGTAGCTTTATTCTCGAGTTTGACACCATACATCTTAATGTTGCCTGGATTTGATTGCATGCTCATATTAGAAGCGTTTTCATTTCCATTTCAATTTGATCCAAGTATGACTTGTCAATAATGTATATTTCTTTTTTACTAGCATTCAATTCTTCTTCATATTCATATACAGTAACAGGATTCCAATAACTTGCTTCAACATCTGATAATGGTTGATTAATAATAGTAGCTGATGTTACTGTTGCTGTTGTAGTTCCAGCAAAATTTGTAATTGCTCCTGCAGTAAATTGTCCTTGAATCTTATCTACAATAATTATTCCACTTTGTGCACTTTTAACAACACCTGATGTTTCTGATCCTTGTTTAACTATATCATCTACTGTAAAAGGTGTTGTACCATTGTGTTGTATAGACACAGTCATGTTTGTTTCAACTACAGTTTCTAATTTTGCTCTTTCATATGTCATAACATCACCCTTGTAATTATATATTGGAGCCCAATATTTTTTTAATACAGAGGGAAGTGAACCGTAAGCACTTGTACTAATCATTGACTCATTAGAATGCCAATTGTTTCTAAAAAATAAAATCTTTTCCTGTGAATATGCAATAGATCCATATTTGATTTTAAGGTATTCTTCAAATTCATTTTGCTGCATGGGCCATTCAAAATACGGATCGATAATTTCGTTAGCATAATATATTAACCATGCAAAATTTGAATCCTCATAATATTTTTCGGCAATAATATCTGGACGATCACCTTCTTGTAATGTATATGTAAAAAACACGAGCGACTTGTCTCGTATTTTGCTATCCATTTTAGCTCTTGAAATAATATTTGTTACAAGAGTATTATTGTATGATATACTGGGAAAATTTTTAAAATACTTTGAGGACATTGTTACCTTCTATGCTTTTTTTAGTTGTTTAGCAATTGCTGCTTGAACACCTTTATCATGTTCATCAGCAGTCTCTCTTGTAAACAATACAATTTCTTTAAATGATAATTGTATATCAACTTCAACAGGGTTACCAAGGCTTCCTTTAAAAAATGCAGGGCCATTTGGTGCATAATTTACTGACATAGATTCAAGAACACAATCTAGTATTGGATAAACTTGAGCAGGGTTTATTGTAATTCTACATTTGTTTGGATAACTAAGAAAAAATTGACCCATTTTTCCAGGTAACATTCTCGACCTAAATGCACTAATAATAGATCTTAGAGCTTCACTTTCTTTCTGATTAACTGGATGTAATTTGAAAGAAAACGAATGTGACCTGAAACTAACATTTTCAAACAACACAGCCATGTTTGGATTTGTTGTTGCTCCTAAGGACTTTGAAATAGCTCCGGCAACTTCTGGAGCAAAATTTTGAGCAACTTGAGCTACTAATGCTCCAGCAGCACCTTTAGCACCTTCATCTTTTTGTCTTTGCAATTCTGCGTTGAATGATGTACCTAAAGATTTTCCAGCTGCTTCTGCGCTAGGTGCTCCTCCTTTACTTAGATAATCTTTTAGTATATTATCAGCCATTGTTCCTAAAACACCAAGCTGTTGGGTTTTATAATTTGCTTGATAACTTTCACTGAGGCTTGGTGATAAAGGTAATTGAATAAAGATAGGATCTTTAACTTTATCTTTTGCAATTGGATTATCTCTTATGAAATCACTAAATGCAAATTGTATAAAATGATCACCAATATCAAGAGGAAACCTTAAATAACCTTTTTTATCTGGCCTCATTGTTTCTTGGGGTTGTTCAGCTGTATGAGTAGCAGCAACTGCTGGTAGAGGTATACCTTTAAAATTTGAAGTTGGATCAAGTGCCTTGACTTGTTGGGCAGCTGCTCCTTTCAAAGCTGCTGGAGATAAATTACCCGCTGATAGTAGATTTTTAGCTTGGCCCGAAAAAGCACTAAAAGCTGATGCTGCTGCACTTGCACCACTTGAAAGAGTTCCCCCAATACTTGAAATTGATCCCATAGCTGCCGATGCACCAGCAGATAGCTTATCACTTACGGTGCTTTGGATTTGGTTTACAACACTTGAAAACGGCATAAATAGTTCCTATGAGTTATAAAGGATTTTTTAAACCAAAAAACCCCAACAAATATAAAGGTGATTCTACAAATATTATTTATAGGTCATCATGGGAATGCAGGCTAATGGCATATTTAGATGACCATCCTGACGTGATTTTATGGAGCAGCGAAGAGTTCTCTATTCCATACAAGTCACCACTAGATGGAAAATTACACAGATACTTTCCAGATTTTTGGGTTAAACAAAAAGCAGCTAATAACACTATTGAAACCGTTGTAATAGAAGTCAAACCAAGAAGCCAAACTATGCAACCCAAACCACAAAGAGCAAGAACTAAAAGATATATTAATGAAGTAAAAACCTGGGGAATCAACAGTGCTAAGTGGAAAGCAGCTCAAAACTATTGTGCTGATAGAAACTGGAAATTCATGATCCTTGATGAATTTAGTCTTGGTATAGCTCATGGCTAATCTATTCACTGAACTTCTTGAAGAAGCTAGTCAAAAGAATATTATACCTGCTAGAACACTTTCTGCTAGAGAATGGTTTCGAGAAAAAGCTGAAGATTTTATAGTTAAAGATCCTAAATTGACTATAATTAGAACAAGTAATTCACTACAAACAAGAACATTGAATGGGTTTATGTATACTTACTTGTACCGTCCCAAGTATCAAGATACATTACCATTCCATGATAGATTTCCTTTAGTATTTCCATTCAAACGTACAAAGT